TCATCCGGTGCGACAAGCCATCGGTCAGTGAGCTCCATCCAACAATGAAACCAATATCGCTCATCCAGAGATGCATCGAATGGTCCAGCAGGCCAAAGCAGCTCATCATCGACCCGTTCGGAGGCAGCGGCAGCACACTGATCGCAGCAGAGAAGACACGACGCACCTGCTACACCATAGAGATGGACCCTCATTACTGCGATGTCATCATCAAGCGCTGGGAGGACTATACTGGGAAACAGGCCGTTCAGCTTAATGATTTAGGAGAAAATACAGAATGATCGAACTCGTTGGTGCTATATCCGGGATGCTGGCTGTCATCGGCGTTGTGTTCAATAATTATCGCATCAGGGCGTGCTTTATCATATGGCTGGTATCAAACACCCTGTCGGCTGGTTTGCACGCACAGGCGGGAATGTGGTCGCTCTTTGGGCGGGATATGATCTTTCTTGGGCTGGCGTTTCATGGATGGAATACATGGGGACGAAAAAAACAGCAATAACACCTATGCCGACAAAAAAAGAAAAAGAAATCCAAAAGGTTATCGCAGAGCGGCCAAGAGAAAAAGGGCGTGGGGCTGGTATCCCGAAAGTGCTGATCGACGAAGCGTTTGAGATGTACTGTAATAAAATCCCTTATTCTAAAATCAGCAAAGAGCTCAATATATCTAAAGTGTCGATTTGTAAGTATGTCAAAAAACAGGAATGGGCTAAAAGGCGGCAGGCCAGATGGGACAAAACAGAGCAAAAAGTCGATGACACCGTCGCATCCGAAGAAGCAAAGCGGCGAAAACGGCATATCGGATTAGCCCAAGCACTTCAGGCGAAGGGGTATGAGAAGCTCAAAGAGGTTAAAAAAGGCGAAATATCAGTAACAGAGGCCCGGACGATGATTAGCGATGGTGTTAAACTGGAGCGAGAGCTTCATGGCGAATCGACGGCCGAAGTACAAATAGCGATTATATTCCCGCAGGAGCTTCAAGACATATGATCCAAGTTGACGCTAAAGGGTTAATGCAATTTATCAATCCGAACTTTGTCCCGATAATGACAAACAAAGACCGTTACTTTGTTTTGATTGGGGGTGCGGGGTCGGGTAAATCGGTGGCGGTTGCACAAAAACTTATCTTGCGGATACTCAAAGGGATGAGCAAGAAGAAGAAACATAAGTTTCTCTGTCTTAGAAAAACAGGCCCAGCCGCCGGAAACTCTATTTATCCACTCCTTAAAGATATATTGAACCAATGGAATCTGCAACGGGTTTATAAAGTCAATAAAACAACGATGTCTTTTCATTTTGTGGGCGGAAGCGAGATACTATGTACGGGGTTGGACGATCCCGAAAAGATCAAATCAATACATGGAATCACCGGCGTATGGCTGGAAGAAGCAACGGAGTTTACGCACGACGACTTCAAGCAACTGGATTTGCGTGTTCGGGGGTTTACTTGGGACTATAAACAGTTGATCCTGTCGTTTAACCCTATCGACGAAAACCATTGGATTCGCCAAAAACTATTTTCTGATGACATACAAGCAGAGATCGAGGCAGAAAACCAGTTTGCCCGCAAGGAAATGACGCAGGAGGTTGATAATAAAAAGATCACTTATGCGATGTCTGTGATGCATTCGACCTATCGGGATAATGAGTTTCTGGATGATGTTTATAAGGCCCGGCTTGAAAATCTAATAAATGAGGATTCAAACTATTATGATATTTATTGCCGGGGTGTTTGGGGTGTCTTAAAAGGGCTTATTTTTGAGCATTGGGAGCAGTGCGATGTTTGGCCGCAAGACTTCGATGTTTCCGGGTACGGAATTGATTTTGGTTTTTCAGTAAACCCATCATCTATCGTTGAGGCAGGGTTCAGGGGTAACGATTTATATCTTCGTGAACACTGTTATAAAGTCGGCATGACAAACAAAGAGATCGCCGTAACGCTGTTTGGTATTACGCATGGCCGGATGGAAAAACCAACGGTCGCTGATTCTGCCGAGCCGAAATCTATCGCCGAGATCAGATCGCTCGGGCATCCCTGTATGCCGTCCGTCAAAGGGAAGGATTCTGTGGTTTTCGGTATCCAGCGGATGAAGCAGTACCGGATTCTCATTTATCGGGAATCGACAAACCTGATTAAAGAGCTTCAGGGTTATAAATGGGCGACGGATCGGGATGGAACACCGCTTAATATGCCGGTAAAGTTTAATGACCACTTGATCGATGCGGCCCGGTATATCATTACGAAGCTTAAAGGGGTCCCTGCCTCCCTTGAAATAATCGATGGGAGCGACGGGAAACAGGACTTTGTAGAGGCCGCCAATAGGGAAACTACACCGGGCGATTTCGCCGTCGATGAGGATAACGATGATATTTGGCAGGATTTTTAGGGTTGACAGATTACCGGGCAATGCTATCTTGAACAAAAAAGGCAAACCTATGGGAATAAAACTACGGATCGCACAGGCCATGTTTGGGAAGCAGTTTGTTCATTCGGCCGTCGTATCAAACTTCTTAAATATTTTTGGCTGGAACCCGGCAAAGAACCCCGAAGTTCTTATCCGTAAAGTAAAGGGGTGGGCTTATACCTGCATTAACCGTAATGCGATGGCGTGTTCACAAATCCCGCTTCGGCTTTATCGCATTAAAGGGGTAAAAGGAAAAGCACAAGTAATCCCTGTTAAGAAGAAAAAACAGGCGTTTTTACGCCAAAAGCTCGCAGAACGGGTCGCTGGTGCATACGAACTCGAGGAGGTTACTGACCATCCGATACTGGACCTATTGCGGCAGGTAAACCCATACCAAAACGCTTTTGACTTAAAGAACCAGTCTTTTCAATTTCTCGAGGCAATCGCTAACGCCTTCTGGTACAAGGAACGGGGGGCTAACGGGGAAGTCATAAATATCTGGCCTCTACTCGCCCAAAAAGTAAAAATACTCCCGGATAAGCTTAACGGTATCCGGGGTTTTCAGTACGGGACGGGTGAGAACAAAGAAACTTACGCGCCGGAGGATATTGTCCATTTCAGGAACTCGTCGCTGACTGATCCGTTTTGGGGTGATTCCGCCTTAGCCGCATGTGAGCAAGCGGTCGATTTATACGATTATATGAACCGGTTTGAGATTGCCTCGTTCAAGAATGGCGGCCGACCGGGTGTTATCCTTGAGATTCCCGTCGATGGGTTTGTCGATCCAGAGGAGCGGAAGCGGATGGAGTCTGATTTTCGTAAAAAGTACAAAGGTGTCGATAAAACGGGCAAGTTTATGGTTACATCCGGCGGCGGCAAACTGAAAGAGTTTGGTTTTTCGCCGAAAGAGATGTCGTTCATGAAGGGGAGGACAGCGACACTCGAAGAGATTTGCGGGGCGTTTGGTGTTCCTATTAGCTTTGTGAAGATACAGGAGATCAGCCGGGCAAATATGTTCGCATCGCTGGATTTATGGAGTCAGTACACCATAAACCCCCGATTGGTCCAGTTTGAGCAGAAGCTCAACGAGCAATTCACACCGGATTTCGGTGAGGGCCTTTTCCTGCTATTCGATGATGCCCGGCCGAAGGACGCAGAGTTTCGTCTAAAAGAAATCGAATCACATTTAACCAGCAAATACACCTCCGTTAATGAGGAACGGGAAAACGACGGCCTTGATCCGGTCGATTGGGGTGAATCGCCAATAGAGGCCCCAAACCCCATAGGTGAGCCAGAACCGCCGAAAAAGCAAGCGGCGGTTGATGCGTCAGCGATAGATTCTATTGAAGTTAAGCAGGACGGCCCGGGCAATCCATTACCGAAGCCGGATTATATGCCGGTGGTATTTCGGACACAATTAACAATCTTATTCAAAGAGATCGAATCAGAGATATGTAAAAGATTAGATCAACAGAAATCCATATCGAAAGATATTGAAAACGATATTGTTTCGTCGATATTCGATAAAAAGAAATGGGAGGATCGCCTTGAAAACGATATGTTACCGTTCCTGAAGGGGATTATGGTCCAGGGGGTTATCGATTCCTTAGAGAAATTAAACCCGTCGGCGGTCTATAACGCATCGAGCCCAGCCGTCCTGCAAGCACTCGAGGCCCGCCGGGGCCAGATGAAAACGATTATCGCAACCACCGAGAAGGAAATACGGGGTATGCTTAAAGACGGGATCGAGCTTGGTGAGTCCAGAGGCCAGCTCATTAAGCGTATCCGGTCGAACTTCGACGCAAGGTATAAAGCGGATCGGGTAGTGAGGACCGAGTCTATATGGGCACATAACGAGGGAACAATGCAGGGATGGAAGCAATCCGGCGTTGTTGCCGCTAAGAAATGGGATACGGCCGAGGACGAAAGAACTTGCCCGTTCTGTAACTCGATGCACGGGAAAATCGTCGAAATCGATGAATCATACATCGACAACGACGATACGATAGAAGCCGATGGCCAGTCGTTAAAAATCGGGTATGGTAATGTAGATCATCCGCCGTTACATCCGGGGTGTCGCTGTTCAATACTGCCGGTGCTGATAGAGGACTAAAATGTTCAAGAACTACAAAAATAAGAAACAGGAGTCGAATAATGACAAACGAAGAAAAAAATCAGACCGAGCAGATCGACATCGAGATCGAACAAAAGCTAAACGGTGAAAAACAGCTTGCCTTTGGGATTTGTAAGGCGGCCGAGGTCGATGAGGATGAACGGACGGTTAAAGCGGTCATATCGACCGGGGCTATCGACCGGGATGGCGAGGTTTTGAGTCCAAAGGGTATGAAACACGACAATTTCGTCAAAAACCCCGTCGTGCCTTGGAGCCATAATGCCAGTGAGCCGCCGATTGGAAAAGCGATTTGGCTCTATAAAGGGCGGAAAAAGATCGAAGCGAAAGTGAAGTTTGCGACGACAGACCGAGCCGAAGAAGTCTATCAGCTCTATAAAGGCGGCTTTTTGAACGCTTTTTCGGTTGGGTTTATCCCGTTAAAAGGACACCGGCCGTCGCCAGAAGAAATTAAGAAGGCCCCGGAATTAGCCGACGCACGGTTTATATTCGACGAATGGGAATTGTTAGAGTTTTCACCCGTAACCGTTCCGGCGAACCCGGAAGCACTCGCTACGGCGGTTAAAACGAAAGTGGTTACGATCAGCGATGCTATGCAGAAAGAGCTTCGCCTTGAGGTTGAAGGCGACGATCCCGAGGAAAAAGATGTTGATGTGATGATCCCGATTATAGACATTGTGGAAAAAAAAGTTGAAGTTTGTGCTTTTTACCCCTTGACGGAAGTCGAGATCGAGGTTTAATAGTGATAGTGCTGTTGCGGTATTAGGTATAACGGTCGATTGTGGTATTAGGTGTAAGAGCCGGGGATACCAAATCGATATAAAAACCGGGGATACCGAGGGCGGAAACCATAAGAGATTGACATTAAAATAAAAGAAAGGCAAAAAAATGCTTATCAAACTTTTAGAAATCTGGAAAAACGGTCCAGATACACATGATGCGGGAAAATGCTTCGAGATCAAAGACGAACAGGCCGCCGAAAAGCTGATCGCCGATGGTATCGCCGAGAAGTTTTCACCTGAAGCTAATGGATTTGTCAAGGCCGATGCGGTATTATCCCAGCAGGGCATGACAGAGGACGAAGTTAAGCGGGTTGTCAATGACATCCTCAAAACATCCTCAAACTTCAAACAAAACCAAGAAGAATCGGATACCGGCGGGTATGATACCTTCGGGCAGTTTGCAGCAGATGTCAAAAACAGCACAATCACGCATACAAAAACCGGATCAATGGTTGCGTATCTTGAAAACCAAAAAGCGTCCGGGATGTCCGAGGGCGTAGATTCTGACGGCGGCTATGCCGTACCGACGGAGTTTCGTAATACGCTGATGAAAAATGTCTTGGAAGCAAGCTCGATCCTCGGCAAATGCCATAAAATACCTATGGCGACAAACTCGCTCGAGGTCCCGATTATCCAAGAAACGACCCATCAAGGGTCTGTTTATGGCGGTGTTATTGTTTACCGGGTCGCCGAGGCCGCTACAATCGCTTCCAGTAAGGTAAAACTTGGCAAGGTCCGTTTGACTTTAAGCAAGATTGCCGCTTTGTCGTATGCGACAAACGAGCTACTCGAGGACAGCCCGATTTCGATGGAAGCATTGATCGGCAACAGCTTCACTGAAGCTCTTGCCTTCCAGATCGACGAAGATATCATGAACGGGACGGGTGTGGGCCAGATGCTTGGTGTGCTTAATGCACCCTGCTTGGTTTCCGTTGCAAAAGAAACCAGCCAGACGGCCGACACAATCGTTAAAGAGAACATCTTTAAGATGTGGAGCCGTATGTTGAGCCGTTCTCACAAAAACGCTTACTGGTTCGCAAATCAGGATACTTTCCCGCAGTTAGCCGATATGACAATTGGATCGGGTACAGCCGTTCGTCCGATGATGGTTAATAATACCATTTTGGGTCGCCCTGTGGTACTGACCGAGCATTGTCAGACAATCGGTGATGTAGGCGACATCGTGCTTGGTGATTTCAGCCAGTACCTTGTCGGCCAGAAGGCCGGTGGGAGTATCAATACCGCAACCAGCGTACACCTTAAGTTTGTTGAGGACGAGGCGGCCTTCCGCTTCACAGTACGGATCGACGGGCAACCTTGGATGCCTTCGGCACTGACACCGAAGAACAGTAGCAACACGCTATCCAGCTTCATCGTTACCGCCGCTCGAGCGTAATAGCAAACCAGTATAGCCCGGTGTTTAACCGCACCGGGCTATTTAACGAAAACAATGTCTCATGTTTGGAGATTAGAAAAATGAGTGAACTTCTTTTTAATTTGGTTCCCGCTGTTGCGGGTACAACGCTTGGCGCTCCCGTCGCTGATGCAAACGCTGGCGGGTCTGTTACGGATGCGGTTAATCTTGAAAAATACCATACCGCGATGTTCGTTTTGCAGTTTGGAGCAAGAACCGGAACCACAGCGGCCCCGGTTATCACAGCACAGAGTTGTTCGGCGGCAGATGGTACGGGGGCAACGGCGATGGCTTTTGAGTATAAGCTCGTCAATGCCACTGACACAAACACCGACTGGACGGCTGTTGCCGCTTCCGGGCTCACGCCAGCGACGGCTGATAACTATGCTATCGTGGTCCGTATCATCAATGAGAATCTTACTGATGGCCATGAGTTTGCCCGGCTATCACTGACCGAACCGGCAAACGATCCGCAGGTTATGGGTTGCCTGGTTATCATGAAAGATTGCCGGTACGATGCGGGTGTGATGCCGTCAGCAAAAGCATAGTCTGAATCCTTCTTTGCTAATTGGGGCCGGGTGGTTCCCGGCCCCTGTTTTTAACAAACAGGACGATAAACTTCTCTATTAAGGACTCCAATGATGCCAGAACCAATAAAGATCGGTCTTAAATCAATCACTGCAATTATAGCAATTCTCTCTTTTTTATTCGGGTCGCTTTGGAGTGTTGCGAAGGTCAGCTACAATGCGGGATCACAAAGCGATACGACCCGAACAGAAATAAAACGGGTCGAATCAAAGACAAAATTAAACTGTACTAAGATACTTGGCATAGAAACATCACTCCAGAAAGAAATAAAGCGATCAAGAGAGATCGATGCTCAACAAAAAGATGTACTGCACCGACTCGATAAAAACATTGCAATTCAATCTGTCGTCCTGAATAAGCTCGAAAAGAAGCTCGAATAATAA